CGAAGCAATGCTTATCACGCTTCCGGTGAAATGGGACAACGTGCCTTTCTCCAAGATCGTGAAGAACGGTGTAGAGATGGAAGTGAACCTCGAGACTGCCATTGAGCAACTTGAGCGTTACAAGCTTCTTCAGACACACTACTGTCAACAGAACGTCTCTTCGACTATCAGCTATGGCGTTGATGAGGTTCCTGCGATCATCGAATGGTTGCTTGAGAACTGGGATATCTATGTCGGCGTGAGCTTCTTGTTCCGCACGGACCCGACCAAGACAGCAGAAGAGTGTGGTTATCTGTACCTTCCGCAATCCGTTGTCACCAAGGCAGAGTATGACGCCTACGTGGCAAACCTCCAGCCCATCGACTTGAACAGCAACGTGCATAGTCTCGACGCTGAACTTGAAGATGAGTGTAAATCTGGCGCGTGCCCGATTAGGTAACGAGTACTTCCGGTGACTGGGTCCGAGACGTGATCCAAGACAACCCGGCTTGAGGGTGGGATGCCCTCTTAGTTCGCTCTTGTCCCGTAGCGGTTATCCACGGACACCAAATTCAATGTATCATCTACGTGTGTGGATAGGGGGCACCCGACAAGCCAGTTGACCACTGGTTTCCACACACCTTCCTTACGGTCATCTCCTAGTCAGAGAACATGAAAACCATCAGTCGTAAAGAAGCCCTTGAACGTGGGCTGCAGTTCTATCATCCCGACACACCGTGTAAGCGTGGGCACACTGCGCCGCGATACACAGCCAATTACAACTGCACAGAATGTTGGAAGAAAGTGCCTCCGACTCCTGAGCAGATCGAGCGTAGGAAGGTCTACATCAAAGAATACCGGAAGGGTTACGTGTACACCCTTAAGGGCGCTTCTACGGCTCTTCTTAATAACGCCAAGCAGCGTGCGAAGACTTTTAACCGTGAGTACGACCTTGATCGTGCTTGGTTGATTGAGCGCATGTCCGCAGGTGTCTGCGAGGTAACCGGAATCCCCTTCGAGTTGTCGAATGGAGATACGCGTGTACGCCCTTTCAGCCCTTCGGTGGATCGTATCGACTCGTCCAAGGGTTACACCAAGGATAACTGCCGTGTCGTATTGACAATCTACAACACAGCAAAGAATGAATTCAGTGACGCTGATGTACTCAAGATGGCGACGGCCCTAATGAGCCACAAGTTCTACCCGAAATCTTAATCGCAACGATTGAGTCTCGATTCCCTGTGTTTCAGGGGAATCTGAGCGTGTCCCTTGGGGAGCCTCATTGGTCTCTCTCCTCTCTCTATCCTTTGGGGTCCAGGGGGCACTCTCAGATTTGAGCAAAATATTTCCGGGCCTTCTAGTTGGAACGGCCAGTCATTTTCGGATTTTATAGATCAATTGGAAAACCCAAACAAATTTTGGGTATCTCCAGGTCACCCTTTGCATCCTTCCGCAGACCCTCGCTCGTTCTGAGCAATCCCAAACCCCCAAAAATACCCCTCTTTTTGCCCTCTCGTATCCCAAAACTGGTATAGGAACGCCTAGGCTGAGGGTCGCGCACCATAGGCCTAAAGACCCTTGGATAGCAAGCGTTCCCTAGCTTTCCTACCCTGCACCCCTCTAGGACACGAATACAGCCCTTTTGAGCGGTTCGGGAGCCTCAGGCTACCCATGTAGCTCCCTAGGTCTCCGAGCGGTTCCTAGCACCATACGGGACCCTAGAAACCATACGCACGTGTGCCAACGCCCCTCGAGAAGCCCAAGCTTCGACAAGCGAAGCAGGGATAACCGAAGGGGACGAAAGAACACGGACAAACAAGCACGAAACCCCAGGGGTTACCTAGGGTCTCTAGTTTGTCTGCGGTTGCCTGGAGCGGGATTAGCTAGGGTTACAGTTAGTGAAGCTACCGTAGTCCACACAGGTATAGCTAGGTGCTTGCGGTTGATGATACTTGGTCCTACTGGCGCCCACAGTCTGCCCCAGGCTACTTAGACCCTCAGACCAAGCTTGAGCCTGTTGAGGGGTCATAGTGGAGCCTGCGCAACCCGAAAGGGAAGAAAGGGAACCCAGGGTAACCAAGGTAATGAGAATAGTTTTCATGTTCTGTTTAATTGTTAGGTCAATTATTGTGATAGGTAATGCGCACGTAATGTAACCCAAACGACAAAACCCAGGGGAAACCCTAGGCTTTCTCGTTTGAGATATGTTCTCGAATGATCCGTATGTTTCCTGGGAGCCGTATCTCTACGGTTCCTCCCAAGGTTCCCGCTAGCTCCTCTGCGAGTGCCCTGGTTAGATCATGGATCAGTGTAGGTGTTGGTTCGATAGCCCGCGAGTATGCCTCGAGAGCTTTGGTTACTGGGCGTACAGAAGGTCTCATTGCACTTCGACAATGAACAGCACAGGGTTCGCTGCATCGGTATCCCGTGCGACAGCCTCAATGGCCAATGGCAGATACATCAGGTGCTTCCATACGCTGAAGTCTGCACGAAGGATCTTATAGGTTTTCATGGTCTTAGACTCCAGCATGGTTAGAGATGTAGAACAATTCAGGTACCGCAGCTTCCTGCAGGGCAACTAAAGCTTCCTCCAGTGTGAGGAACCGTAATAACGCTTTGCCGGTGAAACGATGGACTAGGATGAACATGGTTTAGTATCCTTGGCAGTGAACTAGACCATCATCACCAACGTACAAATCAACCGAACCCTCAACTTCTGCTGAGTACGCCAAGCTGTCGCCAACTTTGCCTAGGCCCCTGTCCCAATAGCCCGCACCGTGATGGTTGCGAGTAAGCCAGAAGTCGTGGCCAGCTTGAGCCAAGGTGTATCCCGAGTGTTCCAATGCTTCCATCAGCTTATCGTGGTTGCGGTCGGTGAACATGCGACAGTCATTGAGCATGGTGTTATGGCAGAAGACAGAGGTCTCATACGTATCTAACGGTTCCCCCTCGTCATCCATGGACGACCAAAGGGCACACTCCACATAAGCCTTAAAGAACTCGTCAAGCTGCACAGGGGTAAGTTGATCGACTGTCATGGCTAGACCTCTTCACCAACGTGATACACCTGAACCTTAATGGTCCCGACGGTGTAGACCACTTCCGGACGAGCTACCTCAGCGTACTTTCTATTAGAGACCTTGACGCAACGAGCATAGAAACTGTTGGCGTGTCCAAAAGGGCCGATGAAGTCAAACGTCTGGCCGATTGGTAAGTCGCGAAACATGGTCATGGTGCATCCTTTGTAGTTGGTCTCATCAGTACGGGCGATACCCGCAGACCCTCATGTGTTAGAGGGTTTCGACCTGTCCTACTGTGTGTTGTGCAGGTTATACGTACAGATAGGGACGGAGTTCTACCGCACGCCCATCTTCGAACCAACCAACGAAGCATTCCCGTTTCTCGGACCATTTGATCCCGCTTTCGCCTTCCTTCATGTGCTTCTCCATCTCGTAGAACGGATTGGACGAATAACCAACACTAAACCTATCGTTGATTGAAACGTCGTCACCATTCGAGTAGCTCACGTTCCAACCCAAGCACCAATAAAAGAAGCCAGAGTCCGCAAGGTCATCAAGCTTGAACAAACGGGCTCGACCATAGTTGCCACGTACATCACCACCTTGGTGCACTTCGATAGCTACATACACATCATTGGCATAACACCAATCGCTAGCCTCTGCGGGATACCAGACCTGCCACTGGAAGTCTGAGGAAAAATCGTTCTCATTGTTGTACGTGTTGTCGACCCTGGTACATACGTATTCCTGGCCCTCTTCGGCTTCGATAGCAAGCTTGATTTGGTCTTCGGCCTGCATCAGCCACTTGTCCCGAATGTCTTCCTCGAGGAATAATAAGACTTCATCACCCAGGACAGCAGACAACCAGCCTTCCGTATCAATTGCCGAACATGCAGGGAACGTCTTGTCGATGTTGATCAGAGCGTGTGCCATTTGATTCTCCAGGTATCTAAGGTCGTTTGGTTCGTTGCTGCTATGGGATGAACTATAACGTGTTGTGCAGAGGTGTGCAACTGTTATTTAAACTTATTTGCACAGGGTTCCTCTGGTTACGCGAGGTTGTACGCGGTAAGGAATGCATCCTGATCGGTATAGACCTCACGGGTGCCCGCATTGCCTCCCTTGTAATGCGTTACGATCACTTCCAATGTAACGTCAGACTCCTGGACCCGTATGTATTCCCCCTCGTCATCTAAGACGATTCGAACGTCCACAACTGCATGCACATTATTTAACGCCCACATTGATTGTGCGACGGCGTTAGCTTGGGATTGATATAGGATCATTTGGTTTCCCCTTGAATCAATGAAGGTTGAAAGCGAACTTAGCAACAGAGCCAAGGAACGTATCGGGATACACAAGACCACCAAAGGCACTAAGGCAACATCCGAGCATTACCATCATGGTGAACATTGCGATGTGTCCGGACTCGACGCGTTTGCCTTGAGTTTGCGCAGAGTTTTCATTTGGGTTCCTTGGGTTCGTTAGTATGTGTAGCCGATCGATTCAAAGTAAGCACGCACGGCTTCATTCTCTTCGAATGCTGAGGTATAGCTAAGGGACTCATAAGACTCTGCATCGCTAGAGCCATTGGACTCTGCGCTCATTACTGCAGTCCAGTAGATTCCACGGGTTCCATGGTCCTTCTGTACTTGAGCTACCAACTTGGTCCATGCAGTCATTATCTTTGCTCCCTGGTTCGTTTCGTGTTGCTAGGGTTCCAATGTAACGCACTGTGTAGCATTGTGCAAGCGAAAGATGCATAAAGTTATCTTGGGGTTCCAAGGGCTCAGGTTCGTCTGCCTATCGAACACATACGAACCCCTTCCTTCACTATCTGGAATCGTTAGTGTCCTAATCATTTGTGCGCGATGGATACCTCAGGCATCCCTAATGCCCCTGGCTACACCCAGGCTAATGAGTAGACCGACGCTCCCTGATTCCACATTAGATAACTCATCGGATGTATCTCCTTTAGAATCAAGCACTTAGCCCAGGCTCCCACTCGAGCCACGATCCTTGCTGTGCCCACACGGTGCCGGATGTACCCCCTAGGTCCTCTTTGGATCCACTTCCAAAAGAATGCCTAAAGGTTTTTCGTTGTTGTTGTTGTTCGACCTGTTGCGTGAGAGCAACGTCCCCAAGATTCCCAAAGAAACCCAAGGTACCCCCTAGGACCCCCCCGGGTACCCTCAAGTTGATCCCACCCCCTTTATTCCCAAGGTAACCAAAAGGACCCCAAGGGTACCCAAGGTTGCACAAGTTTTACCCAAGTTTCACCTAAGTTTCTCCCTACATTGACCATTAATAGACCAGTAAGGGCTATGGGGGGTAGGGGGGCTTTAGATTCTAAAGATTAAAGACCTGAGGATTCTAAAGGACCCTAGGTTTTACTTAAGTCCCTATAGTTTATATATAGGTTATTAATAATGGTCTTATCTAAAGATTTACCCAGAGATAAAACCAAGGTACCCCAAGGGTATCCACAGTCACCCAAAGATACCCATGGCATTAGAATCCGCTACTTATATTAATGGTCTCGTACCTGCTAATCCCCTTGGCTCAGATGCCATTGCATTTGCAGATGACCACATCCGGCTCATTAAGTCGACCCTGAAGGCGACCTTCCCTAACGTCACGGGTCCTGTAAATCTGTCTCAGGACTTTATCAATACGATGATGCCCATTGGGGCGGTCATTATGTGGGTAGGGGCTACGGTCCCCTCAGGGTGGGCACTGTGTAATGGTCAGACGGTGGTCCGTAGTGATGGTGCAGGTAATATCACCACGCCCAATCTCCTTGACAGGCTTGTCGTAGGGGCAGGGAATTCGTATGGCCTTAATAACTCGGGCGGTAACGGGTTTATCGCCCTGTCGCAGTCCCAGATGCCCGTGCATAACCACAGCGCATCCACGGATAACCCAGGGGACCACTTCCACCGAGTCTTGGGTCCCACGTCTGGAGATGGCGATCACGCCCACGGCCTGAATAACCTTGGCTCGGTCCAGGCGGGTTCGGACAATGGTGGTGCCAACGTAAGCGTAAGTACCGGGTATTCCTCGGGACGCTTCCAGTCTCCCACTCAGAACGCAGGGGCACACACCCATAGCGTGGACATCGTGTCCCAAGGCGCTGGTAACCATACCCACACCGTTTCCATTGGGAATGCCGGGAGTGGCGCTTCCATTGACATTCGGAATCCGTACTACGCCCTCTACTACATCATGAAGGTGTAAATACAGATGCCTCTCGAATCAGCTAACTACATCAGCCAGCTTAACCCTGCGAATCCCAACAGTACCGACACGGTCTCTCAGGCTGACGATCACCTTCGGGTAATCAAGCAGGCCCTGAAGAACACCTTCCCGAACCTGGATGCCCCCGTCACGGTCACCCCTGCTCAATTGAACTCCCCGGTTCCCAAGGGAGTGATCTTGATGTGGTCTGGGGCCATCGTGGCTATCCCTGCCGGGTACCTACTGTGTGATGGTACCAATGGGACCCCTGACCTCCGCAATAGGTTCGTAGCGGGTGCGGGGTCCTCGTATGCGGTCAATGCCACTGGTGGTGCCTCAAGTACTGGTATGGCAGGGTCGCACACCCATACGATCAACGGTACCACTGAGGTCATCAATACGACTACCCAGAGCGCTGCGGCTGCCGTAGGGATCAATGCGATTACCGCAGTTACCCCTCAGTCCCATACGCATTCTGCGAATCTCGTGGGCGATCACCAACACTCGTCGCTCCCTCCGTACATGGCCTTGGCCTACATCATGAAGGTTTAATCAATGCCGACTCTCCCGCTTCGGAAGCTAGGGGGCGTGGGGGTCATCACTGATGCCAACCCGTACGACCTCCCGCCTAACGCTTTCTCTGCAGCCAACAATGTCATCTTCGATGAAGACCGGATTACTCGGGCGCCTGTATTCAAGCAGTTGTTCAATCCTATTCGCTCTGCACTTACGTATGACGCAGCCCCAGGATCCTACGACTCCAACACGAACCCCTATGATTCTGCAGATGGTGGTAGCTCCGCGACATCCCGCTTCATTGGTTCCTACTACCAAGTAGACCTTGGAGGGGTGCCGTTTGTCTGTGATCGTGATGGTACTGTCCGCGCATACCCCAACGGGAACCTCACGTTCCTAACGCCTTCGTCCTCAGTGTTCACCACGGATGCTGTGTGGTCCCATGCGCAGGTAGGGGCACTCTCGTTCCTGGTCCGTCAAGATACGGTCCCGTACGTCCGTAACATCCTCGCTGATGCCACCTATGTTCCCCTCGCGGGGGACTGGACTACCGGTGGGGTGGACTGTGCAGGAGTGGTCCGGTCATTTCTTGACTACGCGATCATGCTGAACATCCGCAAGGGTGTGGGTCATTACAACCCGCAGATGGTCAAGTGGTGCAACCCGCTTCAGTATGGCACGGCTTCCACGGGTGTCCTCTGGGACCCAGGCAACCCGAACTTCATCGCTGGTGAGAACGTGCTCTCTGAGATGCACTCAGGGATCCGCGATGGCCTCACCTTGGGGAACTCGTTCATCATCTATGGTCAGCTTCAGAACTGGCTCATGGAATACCGAGGGGACTCAGCGGTCTTTGGGTTCCGTAGGCTTCCCTTTGATGGCGGGATCGTCAACACGAACTGCGTGGTCGAAGTCGAGGGACAACACTTCGTCTTTGGTGAGAATGACATCTATCGCCATGATGGCATGTCCAAGACCTCCCTCGCGGATTCCCGGGTACGCCGAAGGATTTACAACACACTGGACCGTACCAGAACGTCCTTGTGCTTTGTGGTCCATGACTCGGTAGCTAACCTGATCCACTTCTGCTACCCGACCCTTCAGGACTCTGCTGCGTATGTAGGGGCTGCCTTCTGTAACCAGTCGGCAATCTACAACTACAAGACGGATACTTGGTCCTTCATGGATCTCCCGAATGTCATTGGTGGTTCAGAGGCGGATGCAGTACTGGTCGCCAACTCCTATCCCAATGAGACCGCAGGGTACCAACTCTACAACACGACCTACACCAGCTTCATTGGGCCTACGACTCCTCGGATCCCTTTGATGCTCTCGGTGGCCGATCAGAACGTAGGGATCACGGATAGCCGAGTGTTCGCAGTTGATCTACCGACCGCAGGGTTGGTTAATCTTCCGGCGCTCCCAGAGGTCCTTAAGCCTTCCTATGTGGAACGCGTAGGGGTCGACCTGGACGGCTCAGGTTTGCCTACGAGTCTCCGTGGTTACAAGCTGATACAGAGCATGGTTCCTCAGTGTTCATTTGAGGATTCCACGGGCGTCTTCAAGTTTGAAATTGGGTCCTCGGATCTCCCGACTGAGGCTGCGAACTACCGTTCCACACAGACGTACAGTCCCGCAACGGACTACAAACTGGACATGATGGTCGCAGGTCGTTACCTCGCCTACAAGGTGAGCACGGACTCGATCTCCAACTTCCAATTCTCCGGGATGGACTTTGACGTCAAGACCTTGAGCCGACGATGAACTACACGATCCCCTTAGAAAAATACGTACGCGCGAGCATCCCACAACTACCCCAGTCGCAGGCCCTCTTTCTCACTGAGGAACTGAAGAAACTGGAACGGACGCTCGCATCGATCACGGCTGCACTTGAGCAGATCGGCGTACACGTACCTTAATTAGAGAGTAACACCCCTATGATTAGCTACCAAGTTGAGAAGTGGAGTGAAGCCGTCGAAGAGATGCGCCCCCTGTGGGAGCAACACTACTCAGAGATCGCCTACGACCAAGCTGAAATCCCCTTCTTCCTCAACGAGGCCTTTTACCTTGCTGCTGAGACCTCAGGAATCCTCCTGTTTGTCACGGTGCGAGATAACGGGAAGCTCATAGGGTATAGCAAGAATCTACTCAGCCGTCACCCGCATCACGCGTCCTCCCTGTTTTGCTTCAACGACTCCTACTTCATCCTCCCCAAGTACCGCCAAGGTTGGCTTGGGGTTCACCTGTTCCGCTATGCCGAAGCTCGCATGCGTGAAGCAGGGGTGAAGAAGGTCGTCGTCA